CTTCTGAGGTTGTGTAGGGCTTTGGGCGTGGTGTGTCTGGCGTTAGGGATAGGCGGGGCGTTTTGTATCGCAATCGCTTTTCTTTTCTCTTCTCCAAGCCTTTCCTAGGGTTGCCCCATATGTGGCAAACCCCTAGCGGTGAGGGCTAGGGGTTTGCGGTTGTGCGGGTTGCTTACAGTTTGGTTATCGCTCTATTCATCCATCCAAACAGTATCCCTAAGCAAAGTGCTAAGCCCATTACAACAGGCAGGGCGACAACTAAGCCAGTGACAACCAAGGCGAGAACTAACAAACGCCAAACCAAGGGCGGGCGGGCGGGGGCTCTGTGTCTGCCTTTGCCTTGTGCGTGTCTACCGTATGCCATTAGTTCCCGCCTTTCGATTTGTAACCTAGTGCCTGAGTTTCTGCCATGTCCTCAAGTATCGCCCAAAGTTGGAGCGGGGCTTGATCTTGAAACGGCTCGAGCAATTCATACGCCAACATGTAGTCACCGCTCCGGATAGCTTCGTCAATTTGTAGAGCGTAGTCTTTCATCTTTCCCATTAGTTACCCCTCACAATGTTGTCAAGAGCTGCTCTGTAGGCAGACATAACTATCTCAATCTCTTCGGGGTCATCAATGAGCCCTCGCTCTAGTTCTATTAGTCCCCTAAGTGTGTGCCAGTTGTTATCTGTTAGCTCTTCAAGATAATCTTCTAGTTTCATTAGTTGCTTTCCTTTTCTTCTAGTTCCGTTTTGATTTCTTCCCAAGCTTCATTAGCTAGTTTCAGGTAATAGAACAGTAGGTCAATTTGCATTAGGGAGATTATCCCGCCCTCATTCCGTTGCGTATCATAACCGTATTCCTTCCATTGGTCACTTTCTTCCATTGGCAGGGCTACCCATTGCTGAATGATTTGGTTGTTGTATACAGGCACATAACCATCAGCAAATTCAGCAACAAGATCCTCGGCATGAGGGTTGTCTTTTAGTTGTTCTATGTTGTCTAGTAGTTCTTTTTTGATTTCTTCTTTTGTAGTTAGCATTTGTTTTCTTCTTTCTATTAGTTAGTTGCCTTCATGCCAATATTGAATTGACCATCTATAGTCATTCAGGTCAGCAAGCTGAAAGATATCGGAGAGTTTTCTCTCAATCCTCAGCTTTTCTTTTTTGTCTTCGGTATCTTTTAGCGTGTCTATGTGTAGCCTGAATTCTCCAATTATGTTTTGTAATTGCTCAAGCGTGACTTCATAAGTGCTATTCGTTAGCGGGTAGCAAGTGTTCTTGATAATTTCATCTAGTTCAAACTGCTTGTGAAATTCTAAATAACCAAGGCTAAGTTCAGCCCCAAAGATTTCTATTCTGTCTTGGTCTGGCAATTTAGGGATTACGCTCAAATCTTCAATGTCACTAAGCATTTGATTGTCTAGCTGATTGACCCCGTTTCTTACATATAGAACAAGGCTTATCTGTTGTATGTAGCTCACTTTTTGTTTTCCTTCCGTTAGTTGTGTGCGAGGTTTTCGCAACGCTCGCAATCTGTTTTAGTGTCGCCTAGTGATAGCGGGATTATTGTCACGCTATCTTCCAAGAATTCCCAAGTATAAAAAGCGTTTGTATCTTCGGCGTGACTTTCCCAAATTGCTTTTAGGGCGGTCAATACCTCTTCGACGCTTTTTTGATAAGTGGTAAATTCATAATTACGGGTTTCCAGTTTGCCTAGGTAGCCAGTCACTTTTTGCCTTCCTTCCGTTTTGCGTGTCTGTATTGCAACTCAATCATTAGAAACGCCCAAGCCATACCAAGGGCGAACAGTAGCCAGTCAATCATTTGTATTCTTCACAGTCATGTTCTAGTTCATGTGCACAATCCCAAAAAACGCTTTTGAAATTGCATAGCTTGCATTCTGCTACGGCGTGACCGCCAAAGTGTGCCGAAAAGATCTCAAGATTTTCCGGTAATGGCTCAGTGCAGGTGTCATCTTCAAAAGTAATCATTTGGCTTCTTCTTCCTCTAGTGAATTTAGATAGGTGAAGTAAACATCTTGTCCCTGTATAAAATCTAGGGCGTTAGTTAGTGCCCCAAGATAGCCCGCTAGAAAAGCGTTTCGGTCTTTGTAGTTTTCTATACTTGACATTTCACGCTTTAGCCAGTCAAGCAATTCTGCGGTAAATTGTTCGCTCATTTGTTTCCTTCCTAGTTAGGCGGTTGCCCGCTATGTATAAAAGTAACAACCCCGCCAGGATTTTGGCAGCATTTTTTGATAACGGTTTTGTAACAGAAAACAAGCGGGCAGATTTTTGAACAAGTGTTCGCCCGTTTTAGATCTTGAACATTTGTTCGATTATGAAACTGCGGGTCAAAATAGAACAAGTGTTCGATTTATTTATCTGTGATTTTCAGAATTTGTATATATGTTTCCAACCGAATATTTGGTTTCTGACCGAATCTGTATATGGCTTTCCAACCGAATATTTGCCTTTAGTTCAGAGGCTTGTTTCCTCGAGAGGCATTGCAGGATCTGTGAGCCGGAAGCAGCGGGCTGAGAGGGTCACCTGGGATTAGGTGGTCTGCTTGCCAAGGGTCTAGGGGTTTGTAGCCTTCTTTGCAGATGTGGCAGATAACAGCGTTGTCTCTTACTAGCTTTGCTCTTCTTCTGTAATCACCTGAGTATTGCCCTGTTAGTTTCTTTTTTATTTCACGGGCGGTTCTATCCCTAGGCGGTAGCTTGTGTTGCTCGCATCTGTTTGCACCTCTGGTCAGTGCTCCACAGACTATGCAGGGTGCTCGGAAGTTATAGCCCTTCATTTGTCTGTCGAGTAGAAACCTTTGCCGTTGAACTTGAATGACCTGAAGTTGTATGACCGAATCATTGTCACTTTGCAGGTCTCACATTCTGGGGCTTTCGGTGTCTCTGATATAGGGCTTTGAACCGAATCCTGGGCATTGCAGTTACCACATTTGTAGTCATAGGTTGGCATCAGAGTTTCCATACAGTGCCCGTGTAAGGCACCCCCCTGTTCAAAATAAATGTAACAAGCCCTGGAACCGAATCCTCCCCCGACTGTTTTCTAAACCAGTTTGATCCGTTGTCAAGTGTGCTGGCAGAGATGAGGAAGCGGGAGTTGCCCTGTGGCGTTGAACCGAGCTCAGTGATTCTCATATGGTGCCAGTGACCGTGCACGAGCGTGGTTGCATCTGATATGGGCTGTTTGCCGAAACTTTGCTTTCGCCAGAAATCAGGCACCTGCTCAGGTCTGTTACCTGCCTGATGTCCGTGAATGACACCGAGTATGTGGTATTGGTCACCGAATACATCTATGGCTAGTGATTCATCCCAAGGCTGAGGCTCTAAGAACTTGATGTTTAGTTTCTTCTCGTTCGCCAGTCTTGCAAGTTGTCTGCCGATGAATACGCCCCAGTCGTCAGTTCCCTTCCCTACCTGTTGCTTGCCCACTCTCCACTGGCAGTGATTAGAACCGACAGATGCGTAAGTGATGTTTGGGACTAGCTCATAGATAGACCGGAGGGTGTCATAAGCAAATGTGATGCTTAGGTCTACCTGATCCATCAAAGACAGGTCGTTGCTTTGTAACTGAGCCATGTCTGCTGCGTTATTGAAGCCTTCGATTGTGTCGCCTAGGTCACAGAAAATAACCTTGTTTGGCTTCTGTTCCTCTATAAGGCTTTTCAACCGAATTTTGGTTAGTTCTACTCTCTCGATAAGGCTTTGAGAGTTACCTCGGTAATCTACTTTGCCTACCTGTAAATCTGACCATAGGACTACTAGGGCTTTATCTTTAGCCTTTGGCAGTTTGTTTACTTTGACTTTTTTCTTTGCCTCGGCAAGGAGCAGCGGTAGGTCGGCAGCCAGTGTCTTTTTACGGAACTGAAACCTGTAGCTTGTTAGCCACTCACCGTCATAGCGTTGCCACTGTGATGTGCGAACCGAGTTCCCGATAATTTCGTGCTCGGCTGGGTCGTAGCCACGCTCTCTTAGAAAGTCGTCAAAGTTTGGTTGTCCAGTAAGTCCATCGGTTGTAGCAGTTCCCTGAGTGCCGTCAAACTCTACGCCTGGGCGTAAGTCTTTTGGCACTGCAACCTTTGGGGCTGGCTGTAAGTTTTCAAGCATCGTATAAGCCTAACTTC